CACCATAGATGTTTTGCCCTGCCTCCTGCATTACGTTAGCGTAGTAGGGAACACCAAACTCATCCTGAGTCATAATGGTTTCTCCCATATCGTTAACGGTAGCGTTTGGCGAATCATAATAAGCATACCAAACTTGGCAGTTCATAATGTAAAGAAGTCTGTCGAAGGGTGGCCCCAGCATTTACAACACCCCAAGACGGTCAATCGTATTGTCCTTATCTTTCTTGTACTTGTCTAGGATAGCATCGACGTAGCGATCTCCTGTTGAGTCGTTAGCGTTAGATGCTGCTGAAGAAAAACGCAACTTAAACTGATCTGTTGAATACTCTGTAACACCAGGGGGCAGCATTCCTACGTTGGGGAATCCACCGTTGGGATTGTTTGGATCAAACAGATCTTTCAACTTGTCTGCCGCTAGTGTAATGTCGGAGGGTAGCGTAGAATACCCACGAGCAACAAGGAAGATGTAGTGAAAATCCTTGGGGAAGAAAGGACGCTTCCAATGCCAGTTCATTTGCCCAAATGAATCAGACTTACCATTGATGTATTTTACCTGACGAGAAGCAAGCAACTTACGCTCATCATTGATGTATGCGTAATGATCTGGGCCTGTGAGGTGTTCTACTGTGCCTGGGTTTTTACCAATGGTAATAGATGTCTTATCCTTAGACATTTCATAAGGGTAGTAGTTGTTTGTTACTCTGTTACCGTCAACATCATATTTAGAGAATACATGTGTGTTATTTTCATACCCTTCCAAAACCTCACGGGTGTATGCACGAACTGGGAAGAAGTCTGTGCCTAATCCCAAATCTTCTAACCAGTCACGCTCATAGTAAAAACCACCCGTAATGGAATCAATAAGATATCGAACAATCTTTTCTAACTGAATGTCGTCTGGATCTTCTAGATCTACCACCCAAAGTGGGCGACGGATGTAAAGATCCTCAATGAAGTCAGTTCGCTCATCATCCCATCCTGTTTGAACAACACCATCTTTACGAATGGTGATAGCGTAATCCTCGTCATACAAAGCAAAAGGATAAACAGGAAGGGCGACACTAATCATGCCTTCTGCGTCAGACCGAATGAAAGCAGCAAACTCTGTTTGATTATTTGCAATCACAACATCGTAGTGCTCATCGGGAATTGCCCCTGGGATTTCAAGCACAAGAGGCAAAGGTGGCTGACGCAGAAGTTCCATTATCGGTTGCCGCCTCGCACAAGTTGTCCTGGCTTAATGCCAGCAGCCATAGCCTGTTGTAGTTCTTGTTCTGAAGCAGGGCGAACATCAGGAAGACGAACCCACATATTAGCCAACTCACGCTTTACGATGTTGTATCCCAAGTCTAACTTTCCTAACTTGGAAGATGAATACTTGCGTGTTGAATAAACGCACACACGATCATCTGTACGCTTTGGTGTTTGTGGGTCTACCTCTGTAGCCATTACCTTAGCAATCTTTTCTGCCTCTTCTCTGGCTACCCTTGCTTCTTCAGCAGAGGAACCAACAACGGCTTCCTTGTTTTCTGCATCGCTAACAAAGTCTTCTAGAAGTGAAGTTGCCTCCTGATCGGCGGTAGCCTCTTCTAGAATTGCAACGATGTCTGCCTTCTTTGTAGCACTTTGCAACTTGATCTTATTATCTTTTGCATAAGTGCGTAGTGCCTTGATAGACATATCATTAAAATTCATAGTTTCTCCTTAACTACTGTTGTGTCTATTATACCACAAGATGTGAAAAGGGAGGGGCCGTAGCCCCTCCCTCGTCATACTTCAAGCAACACTTATTATGGTGTTGGGGGAAGTGGTGATCCTGCGTCGTCGTACTGTAGGTAAGAAACTGCGTTGAGTTCCTCCCATGCAACACCAAAACGCATGAACACGGTGTACTCAATGGTGTCCTTCTTTGCGACATATTCACGATTGACTGTGATGTCACGCTGAATACCCCAAATACGGTTCTGTGGGTAAGTAAGTTCCACACGGTTGTTGGGGAAGTAAGGAACCTCAAGAACTGGAACACCAAGAACACGAGTGGCCTGTGGCCCACCAAATTCTTGTGCTGCTCCACCGAGGTATGCATTTGCATACTCGTAGGAAGCAGGCCATGCACCTGTGTTGGTGCCTGTTCCATTGGCCTTGACGATCTCAGCAAAGGTATCGCTACCTGCGTAGAAACGTAGACCGTTCTTGATTGCACGGTACTTACGAGGCATTGCTAGGATGATCTCCTGCATAACGCCTGGGCTGAAGTCAGGTGTGCAGAGTCCTGCTGGGCAGGGGCTATCTGCGAAACCTGGACGGCCTCCCTCGTTGATGAAACGGTCGTAAGTTCCTTGAACGTTACCAGCGTTATCCTGGCCTGTACCAGTCTGCTTGGTGTAGTAGTTCTCGAAATCTAGAGCAGTTCCAGTTCCGTCACCTGCGACATCTGTATCGTCGGGCCAAGCGTACTGACGTAGGTCGCCAGCAGCATTTGGTGTACCGAATACAGGTGGAACAGCGGCGTGTGAGCCTTCGTCTACCTGAACACAGAAACCGTCCATGATCTTTAGGAAGTTTGCATCGACACCAGTCTCAGTTGTACCAATGTTGCCATTGATAGCAAGATCCTCAATGTCGTTAGCAAATGCCTGGGTCATCAAGCGAACTAGGTGATCTTCTAGTGCTGCACCTTCGATGTTATCTTCAAGTGCCTCAGTTGAGACCTCCCAGTCTAGACGCAACTTCTTGGTAGAAAGATCCACCTTAGTAAAAGTTGCACCAGCGTTCTTGTATGTGCCGTCAGCCTGTGCTGCTGCACGAACAACTCGCTCGCCAACATTAACCTTCTCTAGTTCCATTGTGTTTGCACGCATGGTAATACGACGACCGTCCTTAGCAAGCACGGTTGCGTCCCAAACGTAATCAATGAATGACTTTGACTGCTCTGGGTTTAGGATACCTCCACCTAGTTGACCTGATGGATCAATAGCCAACTTGGGATCGTCGGAACCTGTGAAGATGTCTGCGGCCTGTCCTAGGTTTCCGTAGTTCTCTGCGTAACCATCGTTAACACGACCGACACCACCTGATGCGTGAACACCAGAAGCGTGACCAATCCAGGACTCACCTGGAATGGCAGGAACGCCTCCTTCTTCGGAGCCACCGCCACGAGGGGTTTGCTGACCACCAGCGAATGATACATCGCCAGTTGCTGCATCAACAGTTGCACCTTCCCAAACAGTTGTCTTCTCAACAGTATTTTCTTCTGTCTTGTTTTCGTCTGACATAATTCTTTTCACCTCCGTCATTTTTCCTTGTTATTAGAATAGGTCGGCCTTCTTGTGGAAACGTCCACCCCATAGTGATTTCTCAACCATCTCTGGCTGATCCTGCATGACCTCTCCATAGTCAGCAGACTTACGGAAAGCAGTTTCTTTTTCTACTGCATCAACACGCTTTCCAAACTCTTGATCGTTCGCCTTAAGTGAAGTTAGGTCGCTATTAAGTGTAGCGACTGCCTTGGAGATTTCACCTACCTGACTGTAAACCTTTGTTACAGCATCGGCAAGAGACTTGATTTCAGCAATTTGAGCAGTCATTCCTGCTACTGCTGTTGCTAGTGCCTCAATCTTCATTTCTACCGTTTCGATTTCCTCTTCAGTAACTTCCTCTGTTACTTCGGCAACCTCTGCAACGGTCTCTTCTACCTCTGCCTTTACCTCTTCAACAGTCTCTTCAATGGCCTCAACAGCCTCTTCAACTGCTTCAGGAGTCTCAGGAGTGGCTTCTTCTGTGTTTTCAGACATGTCTTCTACCTCCTTGTTTTTCCTGACTGTGGTTAGAATGCCTTTAATCATCTGTGCCTTGTCTGGGTCGTTAGATTCGACAAAGCCGATGTTTTCCATTGAACCGCTGCAACGTGGGCAGTCGGTTTTTACTGTTGAAGAAAGTTGAACAACATCATCATGTCCACAGTAATACACGTTCTCAATAAGTGCCTTAGCGAGCATACCAGTCATCTCACCGTTCTTTTGGATAGATAGGACATTTGCAAATTGATTAGCAGGGACATCAACCAAAGACAATTCAGTTAGTGAAAAGTCCTTGATAATACGAATGCTTTTTTCTAA